CGTATATGCTAACTTCTCTGAAGGTGAGAAGATGCGTATTGATTTATCATTGTTATTTGCGTGGAGGCAAGTAGCAAAGATGAAGAACTCTACAAATACAAACCTATTAATTCTTGACGAGACATTTGATTCATCTCTTGATGATGAAGGTACAGACAATCTAATGAAGATCTTAAAGACATTAGAGAAAGGCACAAACACATTTATTATATCACATAAACCCGATGTGTTAGAAAGCAAGATGGAGCAAAAGATCCAATTCGTTAAAAAGAATAATTTTTCTGCTATCTCATAACGATAGAAAAATATTCTACAAAAGCTTCATCTGGTAAAAAAATACGTTTATTTACCGAAAATAATCTCCATGGCCCTGCCCATATGATATAATGGTAACATGTTAATTGAAAAAGCAATGAATTTCGAAAAGGTGAATTTCTCTGGCACCATAAAAAAGTCACCCTGGCACCATAAGTTTTCTCCAAAGACTGCCAAAACATGATATAATGGTACCATACTTAATAAAAAAGGACTAAATAATGAATAATGTGATTGAAAAATTAATGAGTAAATATCCTAATAAGACGATATTTACATCGAAAGAGATTAAAGCTGCTGCTGTTGAGATTGGTGAAAATCCTAGATCAGCATATACAGCTGTTAAATATACTAACAATTGTCCATCGCCTCATCGTGGATCTTATAACTTGGAGAGAATGATGCCAAAATCATCTATACCATCTAAAGTTGCTCCTGAAATGGTCAAAGGTGTTGAATCAGTTTCAAATGACGAAGTCTTTGTTCCTGATTTTGATCCTACCTTTGTTCCTTGGGGAAACTTTACTGAAATTGTAAAAGTTCTTAAATCAAGAATGTTTTATCCAACGTTTGTTTCTGGTTTATCTGGAAATGGTAAAACATTTCAGATCGAACAAGCATGCGCTAAGCTTAATCGCGAATATGTACGTGTTCAGATTTCACCAGAAACTGATGAAGATGATTTGATTGGTGGTTTTCGTTTGATTAAAGGCGAGACTGTTTTCCAAAAAGGTCCAGTGATTAAAGCTATGGAAGCTGGTGCTGTTCTTATGATTGACGAGATCGATCGTGGAACTAATAAAATTATGTGTTTACAAGGTGTGCTTGAAGGCAAACCAGTTCTGATCAAAAAAACTGGTGAAGTTGTTGAACCTGCTGAAGGTTTTAATGTGATTGCCACTGCTAACACAAAAGGTAAAGGTTCAGAAGATGGACGTTACTCAGGTGCAACTATTATTGACGATGCATTCTTAGAGCGTTTCACTATTACTCTTGAACAAACTTTCCCTACTATTGCTACTGAAGAAAAAATTGTTATGAAGCATATGTCAAAGTTTGAAGCTATTGACGAAGAATTTGCTAAGCTACTTGTTGGTTGGGCAGATGCTATTCGTAAGACTTTTTATGATGAAGGTATTGACGAAGTTATTTCAACTCGTCGTTTATGCCACATTGTTCAAACTTTCTCTATCTTCGGTAAGAGAGACAAAGCGATTGCTCTTTGTGTAAATCGTTTTGATGACGATACTAAAGAAGCTTTCATTGATCTTTATGAAAAGGTTGATGCTACTATTAATAATCCTGAAGAAGTTGAGATAGATTTAGATGCTGAACCAAACTTTAAAGATAACAACAATTGGGAGGACGAATAATATGAATCTATCTGCTCAAGAATACTTAGCGAAGCTATTAGCTAAAGAGAACTTATCTGTTCAACACGGTAATTATTCTACAGCTAGTTTCGATGTTGTGAATCGTGTACTTCGTCTTCCACTTTGGAAAGACAAAGGTAAAGATGTTTACGATCTTCTTGTTGGTCATGAAGTTGGTCATGCTCTTTATACTCCTGCTGATGGATGGCACGATTCTGAAAAGAAAATTGGTAAAATTCCAAGAGCTTACTTAAACATTGTCGAAGACATTCGTATCGAACGTAAAATCATGGAAGCATATCCTGGTATTAAACGTAGGTTTAAAAATGGTTATAAAGTTCTTTTTGATACTGATCTTTTCGGTACTAATGAAAGAGATATTAATAAAGCTGGTCTTATGGATCGTTTAAATGTTTCTTCAAAAGGTCGTGGTTATGTTCCAGTTGAATTCTCAAATGAAGAATCTCCATTAGTCAAAGAAGCTATGGAAGTTGAAACTTGGGACGATGTTGTTGATGTTTGCAAAAAGCTTTATGATTTCATCGAAGATCAAAAAGATGAGAAAGAAGAAGAAGATAAAGATGAAATGGAAATGGGTATGCCAAGCTCTGATAGTGGTGAAGCTCCTGAGAACCAAGGTGAAATTCCAATGTCAGGTGATGAAGAAAGCGATGACTCTGAAGAAGGAAATGGTGAAGCTGATGGTGAATCTGATGAAGATTCTTCTACTTCAGCTGTTGACCAAGAAGGTGGTGACGATGATGGTCACGAGACTTGGACTGAAGATACTCAAAGAGAACGCGAAGAAGAATTACTTGAAAAATCTCCTGAGAGACAATACGAAAGAAGTGGTCAACCACAATATTCATGTGGTCTTTCTTCTGAAAATATGGACAAAATTCTTTATTCTTATGATGATGCTAAGGCTTTACGTAATAGATGGATATCTGAGAATACAGATGATGAATATGCAGTTGCTCAAGCTCCATACAATCATCAAGCTTGTATGGAAGATTGGTCAGAGACTAAGCAAACTTATAAGACTCAAGCAAATTTACTTGCAAAAGATTTCGAACGTAAGAAGGCTGCATTTGAATATTCACGTTCTCGCACTGCGAAATCTGGAAAGCTTGATCCTTTAAAGCTTCATGCTTACAAAACTTCTGAAGATATTTTCTTGACTACTACTCAATTAGCTCAAGCAAAATCACATGGAATCATGTTGTTCCTTGATCTTTCTGGTTCAATGGCTGAACTTATCGAAGATGTTACTGCTCAAGCAATTACTATTGCAATGTTTTGTCGTCAGGTGAACATTCCTTTCGAAGCTTATTCATTTACTACTACTTCATATTGGAGAAGATCAAACAAAGAAGAAGGTATGCGCGAAGCTCTACCTGAAGCTTCAGAGATAAATGCTGAAGGTTGTAAAGTTGTTGAGATGTTCTCTTCAAAGATGAATAAGAAAACTTTTGATGAAGCTTCTTATATTGCATTTGCTGTTGCTAAAGCTCATGCTTATTCAAACAAGCAAGCATATCATATCTCTGGTCATTACTTACATGGTGTTGATCAAATGGGTTCAACTCCTCTTATTCAGACTGCAATTCTTGCAGCTAAGTTGACTAAACAATTTACACGTAAATTTGCATTGCAAAACACAAACATTATGTTCTTAACTGATGGCTATCCTGATGGATTAAGTATTCAGCATGATGAGAAATCAAATGTTTATACTTCACGTGAAGTGATGATAAACTTTGAAGGTAAAATGATTCGTGGTCAAGGTGGTCGTGAGATTTACGAAAATGTTTTACTTCGCCTTAAAGAGATAACTGGTGCAACTATAATGGGTTTCCACCTTGCATATGATGCTTCTACTTTTGGTCAAGGTTATACATCAATCGATGGTGAATTTCGTGAAGATATCAAATCGTGGAGAAAAGATGGTTTTTCTGCTTGGAAAAATGTCAAAGGTTATGATGATTATTTCATTATCAAAATCAATCGTACTGCGAGATTTGATGCTGATGTGTTTACTCCTAAAAAAGCTGACACAATCAATGATCTTAAACGTGAGTTCAAAAAGTTTTCAAAGACTAAGAAAGGCAATAAGCAATTAGTTGCTAGAATCACTGACGCAGTTGCTGCTTAATTTATTTAGGGCGAAGGTATGTACTTTTGCCCTTTTTGTGATATAATAATACCATAAATGAAAAAGGAACTATATGAAATTTAATGAATTACAAAACATCAATGAGCTAACAACATATGTCGAGAGTACTTACTCTAAACATTATGCATCTGCTAATGGTGTTCAAAGTATGGATCTGATCAGTGCCTCAGGCTTAGGATTAGATTTTTGTCTTGGCAATGTATTGAAATATGCATCAAGATATGGCAAAAAGAACGGAGCAAATCGTGAAGATCTTATGAAGATTATGCACTATACTCTATTAGCAATTAATGAACATGACTTAAAGGAGTCTGATAATGAAACTTAGTAATGAAATAAAAGATGTATTGAATAACTATCAAGGTATCAATAGCAATATTGCTCTTGGTGAAGAAGGTGGATTTATCCGAACGATGTCCACTTCTAAAACTCTTATGTCAAAAGCTCATATAGCTTTTGATGCACCATACACATTTGGCATATATGACTTAGGTGAATTCCTAGCTTGTCTTAATATGTTTGATGATCCTACATTGTCATTCGATGATGATAAAAAGTTTGTTAATATTACTGATGGTGTTACAGCATTCAAATATTACTTCTCTGATATCGACATCCTGACAGTCCCAACAAACGATATTAACTTACCATGTGAAGATCTAAAGTTTACACTAACACACGATGAGTTAAATCAATTACGTAAAGCTTCTTCTACTCTTAAAACCAGTAATCTAAGCATACGTAAAAATGATAGTGCTTTGTTTATTGAATGCGTTATTGTCGATAAACAAAACCCTACATCTAATCAATTCACAATGAACGTTGCGAATTGTAGTATAAATACTGATGCTGAATTTGATTTTGTGTTTGACATAAACAATTTCAAATTTAAACCTGCTGACTCTTATGAGTTTGGTATTGATAAAAAGCAGGTAGCATTAATTAAGGCGGGTAACACAGACTACTGGGTTGCTCTTGATAAAACTACAACATTTAAGGAATCATAATGGCAAAGAAAGATAAAGCGACTGAAGCTCCAACGACTGAAACTGTAGAACAACCACCTGTGCCTCAAGGACAGGGACTTAACTTAAGTGACATTCGTGCTTGCGTTAGTATTATTGATATAGTAACTAAACGTGGTGCGTTTGAAGGTGTTGAGTTATCAGATGTTGGTGCAGTACGTAATCGTTTAGATAATTTTCTAAAAGCTGCAGACGAAGCTCAAGCTGCAAAAGTAGCTGCTGAAGAAGAAACTTCAGATAAGTAAGTATGTACTTTTAACTAAAGCATGGTATAATATTACCATGCTTATTATATTATGAGGTGTATGTGAAAGAATTTTTATTCGTAGAAAAGTATAGACCAAAAACCATTGAGGATTGCATTCTCCCTGAAGGCTTAAAGGAAACATTCCAAAAGATAGTCGACAAGGGAGAACTCCCCAATATGATGTTTACAGGTTCTGCAGGTGTAGGTAAAACTACAGTTGCTA